GTGACCGAGATCGGCGCGAAGGGAGGTGTCGGGATGAGATGACGCTGACATGATGACTGCACTGGACCGACAGCAGGACTCCGACGAACTTCTCGCAGCGCTCGAAGATGTCGAGCAGCTCACGCTCAGTCTCGAGCGGACGAAGTTGCGGAACTCCCTCTACGAGTTCGTGATCGCCGCTTGGCCTCTCATCGAACCTGACACACCCTTCGTGCCGAATTGGCACATCCGCACGATCTGCGACGAGCTGCAGAACATCACGCTCAATCCGAAGACGACCCCGCGGAAGTGGATCTTCAACATTCCGCCAGGCACACTGAAGTCGATTCTCATCGACGTGATGTGGCCAGCGTGGATGTGGACCCGTAAGGCCTACACGCGGTTCTTGTGCGCGAGCTACGGGCAGCACCTCACGGTCCGCGATAACCTGCGCGTCCGCGACATCGTGCTGTCTCCGTGGTACCAGTCGATGTTCCCGCTCGCGTTGGTCGAGGATCAGAACACGAAGACGCGGTACAACAACGACCGACGCGGCTGGCGCATCGCGACCAGCGTGGACGGCGTCGGTACAGGCGAGCATCCGGACGTCATCATCATCGATGACCCACTCACGGCCGCGCAGGCAGAGAGCGACACGGAGCGCCAGGCTGTCGCGGATTGGTTCGACCGCACCATCTCGACTCGAGGCGCATCGCGCCACGTCATCGTGGTTGTGGTCATGCAGCGATTGCACGAGAAGGATCTGAGCGGGCACCTGCTCGCGAAAGACGCTGGCTGGGAGCACGTGTGCTTCCCGATGCGGTACGAGAAAGCGAAGCCTGCGACCGCGACGTCCAAGGCTGTGCTGCCTGACAAGCGCGACCCGCGCACGGAAGAAGGCGAGCTGCTCTTCCCTGCGTTGTTCAGCGAGGAGAAGGTCAAGGAACTCGAGAAGGACCTGGGCCCGTATGGTGCAGCCGGCCAGTTGCAGCAGCGCCCTGCGCCTGAGGGTGGCGGGAAGTTCAAGCGCTCGTGGTTCAAGATGTTGGACGCACTGCCTGCGCACCTGTTCCGCACCGTGCGTGGCTGGGACACAGCCGCGACCGAAGACGACGGCGACTGGACTGTGGGCGCGAAGATCGCGGAGTTCGACATGCTCGGGCGCAAGCCGAGTACGGACCCGAAGACACCGACAGGCGGGACGTTCGTGGTCATCGACATCGCCCGGCAGCAGGCGACTCCTGCGCAGGTCGACTCGCTGATGCTGATGACGGCCAAGCTCGACGGCGTGACCGTGGCGCAACGCGAGGAGCGCGAGGGTGGCGCGTCCGGCAAGACCGTCATCGACGCCCGAGCGAAGCTGCTCCGCGGCCATGACTACGCAGGCGTGACCGTGAGCTCCAGCAAGATCGCCCGCTCGAAGAACTACCGGGCGCAGTGCGAAGCGGGGAACGTGTATCTCCTGCGGGCCGCGTGGAACGAAGCCTATCTCTCGGAGCTCGCGTCGTTTCCGACAGGCGAGAATGATGACCAAGTGGATGCGTCATCGGCCGCCTTCAATGCGCTCCTCCTCGAGGAGGTCGAGCAGCCGGTAGCACCGACATGGTAAACCAACCGCGCCTCGATGTGGTGGAACAACTCATCGCGGAGGCACTTGTGTCCATGACCGGCACGGCCGCGATCACGAGCGCTACGCCTGCGGAAGTGCACACGGCGTGCATGAACATCGCGCTCCGTGCGATGCACTCAGCGGCGCGCATGGGTGGTGACATGTCGTCGTATCGCGAGGTGGTGGAGACCATGTACTGCATGTTGCCTCCTCCAGGCTCGGTGAACTAACGTGCCGTGGATCATCGCGAAGGACGGCCCGAAGTACTGGGCAGGCAAGCGCGACAGGCAAGCGTGGAGCTACGACCCTCGAGAAGCTGTGCAGTTCGCACGGCAGCAGGATGCGCACACCGTGAAGTACTGGACGTTGCACTTGACGGACGAGTACGCACAAGTAGTGGAGCTGACCAAGAATCATGGCGACTAAGCTGAAGCTGCTCGATGAAGTCCGGTGGTGGGCTCGCGCTGCAATGGCCACAGGCGGCGTGACGTTCAGCGGCAAGCGCGACCTGTATACCGTGCTCGGATACTCGCGTGTCCTCACGGCCGAGGACTTCCGCGACCGCTACGAGCGCGGCGGGATCGCGAAGAGCATCATCGAGGCCAAGCCTGAGGACACCTGGCGGGGCGGCGCGGAGATCATCGAGGACGAGAACCCCGAGGTCGAGACTGCGTTCGAGACGGAGTTCTTGGCGCTTGCGCAGCGCCTGAAGCTGTGGCCGAAGCTGCAGCGCTTGGACATCCTCGCAGGCATCGGGCACTTCGGCATCCTGCTCATCGGTGCACCTGGGCCGATGGAGATGCCGCTTGAGAAGGCCTCGGCCGATGACATCAAGTTCCTCGCGGTGTATGCTGAGGACGACGTGACCATCGAGCGATTGGACACGGACCCGACCTCACCGCGCTTCGGCTGGCCGTTGTACTACGTCATCCGCAGGAAGTCGCCGAACATGGGGCGGACGACTTCGTCTGACTTCACGCGCCGGGTGCATCACAGCCGCGTGATCCACGTCGCAGATGGCGTGGTCGACCACGATGCGTGGGGTACTCCGCGGTTGCAGGCGGTATGGAATCGGCTGGATGACCTGGACAAGATCACAGGCGGTGGCTCCGAGGCGTTCTGGCGCAGGGCCGATCAAGGCGTGCAGTTCGACCTGGACCCGACGATCCAGGCCACGCCTGAGCAGCTCGCGCAGATGCGTGAGGAAGTCGAGAAGTATGTCCACGGGTACCAGCGCATCCTGCGGACACGAGGTGTCGAGGTCAAGTCCCTGGGGTCGGACGTCGCGAACCTCGAAGGGCCGGCCAAGACCGTGCTCGAGCAGATCGCTGCGACGATTCGCATCCCACTCCGCGTGCTCATGGGCAGCGAGCAGGCGAAACTTGCGGCCGAACAGGACTCGGTGAACTACTTCCAGCGCATCGAGGCGCGCCGCGTGGACTTCGCGGAGTCGATGATCGTGCGGCCACTCCTCGACCGCTTCATCGAGCTCGGCGCCCTGTCGGAACCTGAGCAGTACGAGGTGCGCTGGTCGCAGCTCAAGACACGCGATGACGACGAGCGCCTCACGCTGGCCGCGAAGGCCACGCAGGCGAACTCGACGAACTCGAGCGCAGGCGGTCCCATCATCACGGTGGACGAGATCCGCACGCGCATCCTCGACTTGCCACCCATGCAAGAAGTGGGCGGCGAGGATGACGAAGATTCGGAGGAAGACACAGCGCCGACGACCGCGGAGACACCGACGTGGAAGGACGTCCAGCAGGCGGCCGACAAGACACGTAAGTCCCTGCAGAAGTCGGTGCGAGGTGCGCTTGATGCAGCGCGCCGCGTCATCGTGCGGGACGTGCCCAAGGCGGAGACCGCGCAGGCGGTGCTCGAGGTCGCAGATGAGGCCATCCTCTTGATGGAGGACCGGCTGCAGGTCGCGATCACGCGGGCGCTCAAGGCTGTGGTCGCGGCGTCAGGCAACGCGGCGGCAGCGCGTATCCGCAAGGCAGTACAGGTTAAGGACCTGCGTGCAGCTGCGGATGACGCCTTCACGTTCGACAAGACGAACCCGAAGGCGGTGCAGTGGGTCACTCGACATGCGGCTGAGACGATCTCAGGCATCAGCAAGACGACGCGGGAGGACATCCGCGAGGCCGTCGAGGAGGCGTTCACTGAGCAGCGTACCGTCGATGAACTGGCCAAGGACATCGCGGACATCATCGGCGATGACGAGCGCGCTGAGGTGATCGCTCGCACGGAAACGATGCGGGCCTCGAACGCGGGACAAGAACTGGCGTGGGAACAGGCGAAGGACGACGGTCTACTCACGGGCAACGAGAAGAAGGAGTGGATCGTCACGCCAGACGACCGCCTGTGCCCCGTGTGCGAACCTATGGACGGTGTGCAGGTGCCGCTCGGAGAATCGTTCAGCGTCAATGGGGAGCAGCTTGATGGTCCGCCCGCGCATCCGAACTGCCGCTGCGCGATGGGCCTGAGCCTGAGCTAAGCACATGGTACACGTCAAAGCGTTCGGCGTCAGCAGCCGTGACCTGGATCAACAGATCCAGGCGTGGCTCAACAGTTTGCCGCAGCCGGTCGATTGCTTCATGCACTGCGTGGAGAATCGCCTCCTCGTCATCGCACGCGAGAGCGAGTTCCTCAGTGATGCGGTAAGCGAGATCACGGAACCTGCACCGCCTGCGGAACCGCCCTCACCAGAAGTGCCGCCCGCGCAGGGCGGAGGGAAGCGCTAATGCCGAACCGTAAGATCAGTGAACTGGCCGAGTACACGACGCCGGACTTCGATAACGACCTGCTGGTCATTGTCGATGTGGCCACATCGGTGACGAAGCGGATCACGCCGAGCGTGCTCGCGTCGTTCGACCCACGGCGCCTGACGAACGACCAGCGCTCAGCGGCACAAGGCTCCGTGTTCGGTTCACCTCCCTCGAGCGAGAACCCGTTCGTCACAGCGGACGACCCTCGAGTCGGCGGCACCGAATGGAACAGCATCGCGCACGGCAGCTGCTTGTTCACCTCGAACAGCGGGACGTGGACAGTTGACTCCGGGGACCTCGCGTACTTCAAGTGGATCCGTCTGAACGGGACGACAATTGCGATCAAGGGCGCCATCGTCAGTTCGACGGTGAGCGGCGCGGGTAGTGAGCTGCGCCTGACGCCGACCTGGGATGTCCTGTTCGGGACCAATGACTCGTTCGGCTTCACGGTGTGGAGCGTGGATGGGTTCGGCACCCAGGACGTGGGCCAGAGCATCAGCCGTGCGGCGAATGAGTGGCTCGCGTTCAAGCGCCGTGACGGTGCAGCATGGGGCACGGCGACAGATCAGGTCGCGGTCATCTGGAATCTGATCGTGGAGTGCACGTTCGTTCCCGCGGTGCAAGGCTAGCATGATCTCCGCGCATGGTACGCAGGTCACACGCAACGGTGACGCGATCACTGAGGTCGGCGACATCACGCCGCCTGCGTTGCAGCGCCCGATGCACGAGAGCACGCTCGTCGGTGAGAACGACGAGACCTTCAACAAGGACATCCGTCGCTACGGCGAACTGTCCTTCTCCATCGGTGTGGTGGCCGACGAACACGTGGCGCTGGTCGAAGCGTGGGAGGCGAATCAGGAGGACGACTGGGCAGTGGTCTTCACGGACGGCGCGGAATGGACATTCGCGGGCGTCATTGAGAGCATCACGTTCGGCGCACCTGTCGATGGTGGCTTGACCGCGCA